TCATGGTGTATTGGAAGGTCGTGCCGCTGGGCGAGCTGATGACGAAGTCGCCGTTGTAAAGCGCAGCATCCACGCCGGTCGCGCCACGGATGTTGACTGTGGGCGTGCCGGTGTAGCCGTGGGCGGCCGTGGTGGTCACGGTGGCGGTTGTGCTGGAGAAAGTGATTGAGGTGATCGCCTTGTCCGCCGCGAGGTCAAACGAAAGCGTGAGCGGTTCGTCCGCTGTGCTGATGGCGTCGGCGAGGCGCTTGGCGCCCTTGCGAGTTTGCGCGACTCCGCGATCAAGGCGCATGTTCACGCTGTCTTGCAGCATGCCCGCAGGAAGCGTGAGAGGGTTAAGGCGTGAGGCGAAGCCGATGAAGCCGTTGTCGCCGTCGCGCTGGACTGGGGATTCTAATGCCATTAGTTAAGTGCTGCCTTCAGTCTGCTTTTGAACCGCGCCGCGTCGGCGGGAGAGATGTCGTTCTTGCGGGTTGGTGCAACCTGCTGATGTGTCAGCACTCGCGTCATCGGAATGCCCCACTTCTTCATGCGGGGCACCAAGTATTCGATGGCGCTGTCCATTGCGTCTTCGCCCAGTGGATCGCTGTATGTGTTGCCGGACCAGCTCACGCCGAGCGACCAGCTATTAAGGTCAGGGCGACCAAGCCAACTTGATTTTCCAGCGTGCCAGCAGCGGTCGGTGTCTTCACCGAAGACTGTCCGGCGGCCGTCGCGGGCGATGAGAACGTGATAGCTCACCTTACTTGCGGGATTGGCGATCCACTCGACACCACCAAGGTAGCTTCCGTCTGAGTGGTGCAGGACAATCGCTTCCGGCGTAATCCGGCTGGTCTGTTTGTTCGGTGTGAACACTCGGCGCTGGTCGTAGCTCTTGGTGCCGCTTGCGGGCGTGGAGACGGTTGTGGATTCTAATGGCAAGCTCGGCGAGGCTGGCGCTGGGCCAGTCGCGGACTTTTTGCCAAACAGTCTCTTGATCCACTTCCACATCAGCGTGCCGGTTTAATGACTTCCTTGCCTGTGCTTTTGTTCGCCCACTGCCGCAAACCGGCTTGAACGGTTCCGGCCCAGTTGGGCTTGTATTCGGCGACAACGCGCACGTTCAGCGTGCCTAATTCACCGCGCTGCACTTTGCCCATGTCCTGCGGTGGAATAGGAATGCTAACGCATCCAGCCGCACCGACAGCCCAGATGCTGACGAGGATCGCAAAGGCAATGCGTTTCGGTGCGCGGCGCATGATAGAGTCAGAGGCGGGCGTTGTTGTCCTTGGCCATAATCAAGCCCCAGCCAGCAGCCACGGCTGCCGCAAGGGCGCCGATGTCAGGCACTTGGCCGGTGCTCAAATACATTTTCGTGCCGCTTGCCACGGCGATGATGATGGCGAGAACGCCAGTTGTGCTCGTTTTCCAGTTACGCATAGTTTTACTTTTCCTTCCTTTTCTTTTGGATGTCGTGCAGCACGCTGATGAGCGTTGCCACGCCGACACAAATTCCGATGATGAGACCCGCCACGCGGAGTGTGGTTTCTAGGTGAGGGAGCATTGAGAAGACGCTTGAGCCGATGCTAGTAACCGTTCCAAGCACGCCCTTCTCGGTGGTGCTCATGTTATGATGAAAATACGACAAGCTCATTGCGCGGCTCCTCAATGGTTTTACTTCAAGTAGGCAAGCACGGCGCCAGCGTGCAGTTTGATCTCGGTGAAGCTGCCTTCGATGGCGGTGCCGACAGGGAACGCATAGGCGCTTCCGCTGGTCGTGTTCGCCACGTTGGTCTGGTTGCCTGCGAGCGTGTGAAACTTGGTATGAGCGTCGAGGCTTTGGACGGCGCTGAAGTTTCCGGTGACAGCCGTGGTGTCCGAGATGAGGCGGACGCCGTTGGCCCTGTTTGTTGTTCTGACGTTTGGGTTCATAGACTTAGTATTGGTTGACGCGGGCGGTCCACATGGAGGGTTGGCCCTGCTGAAAGTAATATTTGTCGCGCTGCGAGATCAGCTCGGACTCGGCGAGCTGTTCCATGGCTAGTGCTTTGTCGAGCTGGCCGTCTTCGGTGAGGAGATCCGAGGTCAGCATGAGTGCGACTGCTTTTGCGATGACGGCGGGGTAAATGTTTTCAAGCAGCGCGGCAGACATGCCGATGGCGAGGACGCGGGCCGGAACGTCTATCGGGCGGATGCGGTAGTTGACCCAGACGGTGGTTGGCAGGTCGGTGTCTTCGGGGAAGCGAATGGCATCTCCGAGGAGCGTATAGCCAATGGCGCGGGGAGCGGCGTGGGTTGCAGGGTTGTCGCGGAGAACGGCGAAGACTTCGCCCATGGCGGTCTGGCCAACTTGCTCATAGTCGATGTAATAGCCGTTCGTAGCATCGCCCTGCACGGTGCGGCTTTCGACGCGCATCAGCTCCGGCCAATCGGCCCACTCCCAGCAATCCGCAATGCGCTCGTTGGCGGCGGCGACCATCATGGTTCTTGCGCCGGAGGGGATGTTGGAGATATCCGAGCCGTCGTTGCCTGCGCGCTGCCATGCGCGTAGCAATATAGATTGTAGGGTTACAGTCCTCATTGTGCGCTTAGATCGGTGACGGCCTCCGCACTCGCCTCTTCAAACGTCGCCGCAGGACTTCCAAAGCTGGCCGCAGGCGCGGTAAGTTGCTTTTCAATCGTCTGCATGATCGGCAAAACAACAACCGCCGCATTGGCCCCTCCTTGGCGAATTGAAGCATCCAAAGCTTGTTGCACTACTTTAGCTTCGGACTCTGTTAAAGTCACAGACTTCATTGCAGGGTTACAGTTCCATCTTCGTTGGCAAGCATGGGGCGCAGGCCGTTGATTTCTTCGGGTTCCAGAAAGTCGGCGGCACTTTTGCCTGCCAGCTTTGCCACTTCGTCAATGTGGCGCACGGATTCGGTGGCCGATCCGAGCAACAAATGCGCGTTGGTTCCCATCGCCTGCAAGATTTCTTCGGGCGTGGCGTCATTGTTCTGCCAGAAGTCAGACCACATTCCCTTGTGCGCTTGCACACGCTGGTCGAGTTGGCCGTTGATTTTTTCCAGTAGCGAAAGCGCGATGCGCTGCGCGGCTGGTGGTTGGGTTGTTGGTAGTGTAATTAGGCTCATAGTTTTTTAGTCGGCTTGTCCCGCGAGGTAGAAAACACAGATTTCGATGGCTCCTGCGGTGAAGTTTGATCCATTGGCAGTCAGCGTGACGTTGCCTCCTGCGGTAAAGCATTCGATAGTTCCAGCCGTCCAGTTCGCGTTGTCGGAGGTCGTGCCGATGGCGGTTCCCGTAATGTCGCCCCAGCGGTCGGCGTCTGTGCCGTCTCCGATGGTGTAGCCTGTCGCGCCTGTGAGCGTGGTGCCGACTCGCGTGGTCACGCCGACCACTACAGCGCCGTCAGGGATGAATGTGCCTGTGGTGGTGGCCGATGCGCCAGAGAGGGCGGAGAGCGTTTGTTTTACGCTCTTGACGGTCATGCGCTGGTAGTTCGTGCTGCTTGTGAACGTCCCATAGCAGCGCATTTCTTGCGGGTTCAGATCGTCGCGCAAGGCCCAAGTTGCTGCGGCATCGCGCCACATACGAACGTCTGCGGCTGCGCCAGATATAGAAGTCGAAAAGCCAATAGACGCAGCAGACCGAACTGAAACTGATCCTTGGGTGACGCCGAGCGATTCAACGCTAGCATGATAAATTGAAGGGATTCCGCTTTCTTGACTGAAAAAATGTGAAGCCCCCCCAAACCTTCTGCCAACAGCGTCCCCAGATTTATTGACAGTCAGTCGATTCGTCCCACCCGTTTGCAACTGCATGAGCAGCGAACTCGCATTGCTCGCCGTGTCGGTGACATTGAGCTTGATCGCGCTCGGCGTTCCCGTCGTGTTCCAAGTGCCCGCAAGATCAATGACGCTTTGCGCGTTGCTGCCTGTGAGCGAATAGCCTGTGACGGCATAGGCTGCGGTGTTGGCGGCGGGTGCGCCTGTGAGGGAGGTAAATGCGCCTGTGTTTGGGGTGGTGGTGCCGATTCCTGCGGGGCTGGCAGGGTCGAATGTTGATGTAGCAGTCATCGTCGTGCCGCTAATCGACAGCCCCGATCCCGCTTCCAGATAGCGCAGCTTGGATTCGCTATCGTCCCAGAAAATAATGCGGTCAGCATTCGGGTCATCGGCCACCAGATCAGACCCCGACACGCTCAACACATCGGCGGTGGATGCGCCGACTGCGGTGACGCCGCTTCCGCCCGTTGCCGACAACTCCCCCGCCGAAAGACTCAAGCCCGATCCGACTGTGATCTCCTCGACGGCTCCTGTGCCGCTGCTTGTCCTTCCGATTAGCCGCGCCGTGGCTTGCGTGAGGCCCGACGAGGTGATGGAGCCAGAGGCGGCTGCGCCGATGTCGCTGGCGGTGGTTGGGATGTCGTTTACCAATGCGATAACTCCATCCGCATCGGGAATCTCTAAACTTCTTGTCGTTTCAGTGGTAACGCCAGAAACATCAAATGTAGCTTGTTTTGTGGCGTCAGTTGAGTCTTGCAGCGTAATACCATGAGGAAACTCAACGCCGTTGCCGCCTTTGAAACGCGCACTCAGCACTTCTTCGTTGATGACCTCCACAAAGTTATCCGCAAAACTTACTTGCGCCTGCTCCGATGTGCTTTGCCAAGTTGTTGCCGTAATTCCTGCAAAAGTCGGGCTGTCCGTTGTGTTCAAATCTTGGTCTGGCAGCGCAACATTGCGATCCGGCACAGTGATCGTGCGGGTGGTGCCGGTGGCTACTGCGGAGACATCGAATTTGACGTTCTTCGTGCTGTCGGTGTTGTTGTAGACGACGAAGTTGGCGTCGTTGAACACGTCAGGAAACTCGCCAGCATACGTCCAGTCGGATGCGCGTGTGCCGGTGGTGGCAACGCGAATATAGATGCCAGCGGGTTTGCGGCTGAGAAGCCATGTGCCTTCGGCTTCTCGGACGAGATAGGCGGCATCGATGGCAGGAGGAGTCGCGGTTGGCAGCGCGCTGAAGTTTTGGACTTCGCCTTCAAGATACGACGATCCGCCGCCGCCTCCACCAGAGCCTTTCTGATCGAACGTGCCGCTGAACGGATTGAAGGTCCAAGCCATGCTTTAAGAACGAGTGACGGAAGCCAGCGAGGCGTCGTCGGTGGTCGGCGGGTTTGTCGTGTAGGAGAAGGTCAGCGTGGCGATTGTTTGGCCGGTGCTGCCGCCTTCTTTGTAGGTAACGGTCTGGATGTTGTTCGTGCTGCCGTAATACGAGATGCTGAGATAGTCGTGCTGGGGGATGTTTAATCCGGCCACGTTCCTGACGTTAATATTCGGGTGCATGGGAAGAGAGACGAAGAGACTAAAAGACTAAGAGACTAAGAGACGGGAGATGCGGGCATGCCGAGTTGCTGGTCTTGCTGCATCTTTTGCAGCGCGGGCTGGGCGCCGGTGCGGCC